CCCGGCATTACGCCCGGTCGCGATCATGCCGAAAGCAAAATTACCAACAACAAGCAGACATGAGACGAAACCCGGCGAGGTGAACCCGGAAAAAGAAGTAATCTGCTGCGAAGCGGGACGACACTGCCATAACTCAGGCGTCGAAGGATCGGGGATCAAGTTCTGCAACATCGACATCGCCCCCGGAAACGCCGAGGTCGCATCAAGGACATCGGAAAGTCCTTTGGGACGCCAGGGCAGCGGATTTGAATTGCGCTGCATCCTACCAGCCAATCGTTTTTGTGTTCTTGAGCCGATCGAACGAAGTGCCGAATCGACGGCGATCGAGCGTCACGGTTTTCACCCGATCGCTCTTATCGCCCTGAAGCGCAAGATATTTCCGCAGCATCACGCCAGCGCCTTGCGGATACTGCTCGTCATTGTCGCTCAAGAAATTCGGCTGCCGCTCGTCGTCGGTCAGCCCCATCAACTCGCCCGCCAGGCGGCGGCGCAGATAGGACTGATTCGGGAACCAAGGGATAACGGTGGAGGTCTCGGGCGTCACAATATCCGGCATCTGCGAGTAGTAGCGCAAGGTCGCCGGATACGAGCCTGACGGCAGCTGCCAGAACAGCATGACCGGAACGTTTGGCGTGCCGTTATTGGTCATGCCGCTTAAAGACATGTCGGTGGCGAAGAACACCGGGAAATTCGACACATTGGCCTGCTGCACCAGCATGTCGTATTCTTCCAGATCAGCATGGATCAGCGGATAAGGCACGCCGCTGACGACATAGAAAGTCTCATAGCGGATGGTGCGCAGGTAGTTTGTCGGCAGATTCTGGAACGCCTGATTGAGGCTGTTGATGGTGGAGGTCGGGAGGACGAAATTGAAGGTCTGCTTGGTTACATCGAAGTCATAGGTCTGACAGAGGTCAGACAGAATCATATTGAGCAATTGCCCCGACTGCGCGGTGAAGCCGGGGCAACGTGCATCTTGTCGAGCGAGTGTGCATATCTGTGCTGATGTCAGCGGCATTATGCCACCTTAACTGATGCCTTAGTTAATAGCTCCAGCTCGGTGATTTCCTCACGCAGCTTTTTCAGCCGAAAAGTGTGTCCCTCTTCGGTGGTCTTGAAATTCTTGAGCGCCGCCTCCTGCGAAGCCGTCAGCTTGAGCGGTCCTTGCCGCCCACGCGCCTGATACTCGTTCGCCGCCTGCTCTTCGTAATTTGCAATCTGCTGGCGCGTGGTGAGGATTTCATTGGTAAGCTGTTCCTCATACTTACGCAGCGCGCGCAGACGGTAGGTGGCGTCGAGCGTATCGGCGGCATTGGAAATCCGACGCAGAAGCCCATTCAAATCCTGGTCGTCGATATCCTGCGGACAAGCCGTCGAGAATGCGATCGAGCGGTTCTCTGGCAACGACACCGAGAACTGAATGCCGATCGCCAGATCATCGCCGGATACGACTTTCTTTTCCATCAAATCCTCGCCAATTGCTTGAGATCTTCCAGTTTGTTGAGCGGCATGCCCTCGTGCTGCGGGCCGATGCGATACTGCCGGGGGCGCAAGGCATCATCACCCTTGCGACGCTTGCCCTCGATCTCGCTCTGATGCTCCCAGGCACGCGCCATAATGTCGAGAATCGTCGCCGCCTTGACGGAAGGAATCTCGTAGACCAGCCCGTGATAGTAGACGACATGATCGAGCCGAACGAAAGCCGCGTACTTCGGCAAGTCCACCATGATATCCACGAGCTGGTCATTCGGCTCGTATTCACGTTCTTCTTCGGTAACAGCGCGCTTGAAGGCTTCGTCGATCGCCTTCTCCTTGCGCTTGGCGCGAACGTGCTCGCGTGCGCGTTGGCGAGCCTCTTCCTTTTCCTCGTCGGTCAAGGTGGAGGCTTGCAGCCGGGCATCGATCTCTTCGAGCGCGCCGTTGATGTCTTTCTTGTTCATATTACGCTCCGCTCAGGGTCCAGCCGCCGCTGGCGGCAGCGTCCGCAGACACCACGATCGGCCAGCCGACAGTCGCATCCCAGGCGATGATGTCGCCTGCTTTCAGTATGAGATCGCCACGCGTCGGGACAAAAAACAGACCTTGCCGCGAATAGGGCTGATTGACCCGCTGGCGCACCGTGCCGACATCGGTCGTGTAGGGCTTGGTCGCGCTGAGGCCGAACTGCCCTTTTGCCACCTGATCGAAACGAATGGCGTTGTTCATCAGCGCCACGTACTGCGCCCCCGCATTGGTGGTCGCCCCCAATGGGTTGAGCAAGGTGATGTCGAACTCGTCCACCCCGACCACGAACGCCGTCAAAGCAGGGGCGGTCAGCGTGCGGGTTGTGAACGCCATCAGGTGCCTCCCGTCGCGAACGCGGCAAGACGAGCCAGCGTCGCAGGCACGTTCATCTGCGCCGCGATATCGGCCGCCATCGCAGCCGTAAGCGTGGTGACATCGCCCGTCACCAGCGCGTTGCCAGTGCCCCCGCCGGCCACCACTGCCGGGGGTGTGTCGAAGAATGCGAGCGTCTGCGCGCTCGACGCGGGCGCCGGGCCGACGTTGCCGCCGGCCGCAGTCGGATAGCCGCCCATCGGGCCGATGCCGGCGGGGAGCCAATCGACCCAAATTTGATAGCGCATCCTATATGCCATATCGACAACTCCCTCGTCGTATGCTATAAGCCATGTTCAACATGGAGCATAGCAATGGTTGCGAAAGGACAAACGCCTGTTCGTTGCGAACCGGGCTTCCGACACTGTCATCGGTGTAAAACTATAAAACCGCTTGAAGTGTTTGCAAGAAACAAATCGAAGCCAGAAGGACGAAGCTACCTCTGCCGCGAATGCAATCTCACGTGTCAGCATAAATGGCGAAACGATTACCCTGAAAGGAAAAAAGCATCTGATAAAAAATATGCCGTTAAAAATGTAGAAAAACGTCGAGCTTACAATAAAGCTTACGCGGTGGAATGGCGAGCAAACCACCCGTCTGGAAATATGTCTTTGTGGGAAAACTACAAACTCACGCAAGCCGACTACGACCGCATGCATGAACAACAAGAAGGACGCTGCGCGATTTGCCGCACAGACAAACCAACTGGTCGAGGCAATAGACTGCACGTCGATCATTGCCATTCCACCGATCGTATCCGAGGGCTAGTTTGCCAGCGGTGCAACAGCGCCCTCGGATTCTTGGAGTACCTTCAACAAAACGATCTCCTTAAGATCGCTCAGGACTATCTTAACCAAACGTAAGGTTGAAGGAAGACGTTGCTTCTATTCGCATTGCAAATTGGTTATTTTGCAACAAGCACCCGTAGAGAGCCTTCCAACCAACAATCCGCAATTGATTGATCGGATCGGACTTGTCGGCGTCCTTGAGGTAGGTGAATTTCACCTCGTCGAGCACGACCTGCGCGTAGGCGCCGCGCCCGAAAACGTAATTCGGATAGACCGTGACGCCCGTAGCGGGAGCGGCCGGCGGAACCTGCGCCGGGCCGATGCCGGTGATGATGGCCACACCGGGAGGCAGTTTGGTGGCCACACCCTGCAACGGCCCGGACGTAGGTCCGGCAGCCGACAAGCCGAGATTGACCGGAGTTGTTGAGCCGGGTACCGAAATATAAGCATTGAACGTGTAACCCGGCAAGGTGGGGATGGTGGTCGAGATCGAGCCAGTCGGACCGGTGACAACCACGCCGGCCGAAACCGCGTAGACCTGCGCCTCGTACTGATTCTGATTGTCCTGCGCAGTCCACAGAATCGTATAGGTGCCGGTCGCCAGGCTGCCCGCCGTGCCGGCGGTCGGAGTGGTGGTGGCACCATTCCCGGTCCAGGAGTTCACCAGGTTCGACATGCAGAACCGGATACCCGACCATTCGCCAAGCTCGTAATTGTAAAGCCGGTTGATGTCACTATGTGACCATGCATACTGGATCGGCTGGTTCTCGCGCAGGTCGCCAGCCACGAACGGATGCACCACACAAACATAGTGCGGCATGGCGCGCGGATTGGCCGAAGCCTTGGCGCCGCCCGAGTCGGCCGCGATCTTGGTGTCGGTCATCTCGTCGCCGTCATAGCGCGGGGCGCCCAGCGTCAGAAGCATGGAGTAGGCGCGGTCAAGCTCGCGGATATTGAGCACATCGCCCGCCACCAGCGCGCCGCGCGAGCCGCGCGAGTTCACGTAATTGACCTGGGTGAGCCCCTGCAGGTTGTTGAAGGTGTTGCGCTCCAGGGTTTCCGCCACCTGCAGGCCCATCAGCTCGATGGCCTTCTTAAACAGCGGATGCTTGATGGTCAGCTCGGCCACGTCGGTGATGGTGATCTTGTCGCCCCACTGCAGGCATTGCGCCGTGACCTGGGCGATGGTCATCAGCTGCCCGACCGGCGGGACGCCCTCGCTCAAGGGCGCGAACGGCAGGGGCACGCGGTTATAGCGGGTCGCCGTGTACTGCGTGCCGCGTCCTTTGGGGAGAGTGATCGGATCGCCAAACTGGTAGACAACAAGCTGGCGGCGGGCGAGGGGAAGGGTCTGATCCGCAATATAGGCTTCTATGTCGGCAGAAAACGAGCCGGCTGCGTTAGTGGGCATGTCAAGCTCCTGGGGCGGCTAGGCCGCTGCTAAATCGAAACGTTCTCCAGGCGCTTTTCGAGAGAATTCGACTGTCGTGTCCTTTGGGCCGGGGCTGAATCCGAACGTGTGTTGGCCGGCTTGGTCGTGGCACGCTTTACGCGCGACTCGGCCGCGCGCCGCTGTTGCCGTGACCCCGCGCCGTCGCGAGCTTCGATAGCAGCTTTCCCGACAAGGTAATAGAATAGCTGCTCGCGTGACACGTTCTGATTCTGTCTCCGAAGATTGGCAAGCTCCACCTCGACCTTCGGGGACCATTTTTTGTACAGCGGATCGACTGTCGCCTTCGCCTCGAAACTCGCCTTGTCGCTGTTCTCCGCAAGCTGGAACTGCATCATCTGCAGATCACGCCGGTGCTGAGTCGTGCTCTCGCGCAACTCTTCACGAATGCGTTCTTCCGGGCTCAAGAGTGCCAGGCGCGTCGCACGTTGTTCTGGAGATTCCTGCTGCAGCTGCGGGGCATTGACGCGCCCGGTCAGCTCATCAAGACGCCGACGAACATCCGAAAGCTCGCTGTCCTTGCGCCGGTTTTCATCGACCAGCGTGCGGATGCGGCTTTCACTTCGCGGCACTGCCCTTTGAAGCGATGGGTCGGCGGGACCTGCAGGTTCGTCCTGCGATTCCGGCTCATCTTCCGGCTCTGGCTCGTCTTCCGGTACATCCTCCGGGGTATCCTGCGGATCGGGGTCCGTTTCAGGATCGCCGGGAAGGTTGTCCAAGTCGAGATCAAGAGCGTCTTCGTCAGGCGACATCCAACGTGCTCCATTGCGGTGACTTACGAGCCACCAGTCGATCAGCGGGTAACGCCCGCCACTCGGACATAAAAACCATTTATCCTTTTATTTTCAAGGCGTCAAGCAGCGGCGGGCTCCGTAGGCTCGGCTGCTGGCGCAGGCGCCGGATGCTCGATGGCCTCAATCGCCATCAAAATACACGACGCCCATTGCTGATAGCCGGCCTCCGTAAAATGCCGATCGCCACCACTCGCCGCGGCCAAGCGGCGAATTTCAGCAGCCACAGCCGCAAGCTTCTTTCCCTCCAGCGACGGCTCATGCGCTTCTGCTTCCGGGACCGGCGCAGGCTCCGGATCATACACAGGATCATCTTCATACGCCGTGTCTTTGGACTTTTTGCTCATCGGACATCTCCGTTGTTACAACCTCGTGTAGCCGTCTTCGAAAGCCTTGGCTGGCGAAAACGACTTATAGCCGTCGTCATAGACTACGTAGTAGCCGCCAGCTTCCG